TTTTATATTCTATCTATATCAATCCTCTTCACAATCCATTGCTATTGTGGCGATTTCAGCACCTACTTCCGCACCAGTGTCTTGTCCCAACATCACTGCCCATCCAGACATTAACCAACCAACATAAGGGATACCAGTAAACCATGGAGCTGCAGCAGCACCAACACTAGCACCTACCATTCTTCCTGTCGATTCTCCAGCGCCCTCCGCTTTGATGCATTCTAGGTTTTGAGCAGTCAACTTTCCCGTGGCACCCCTAAGATGCCTACCTCCATCCATAGTATATTCTTCTTCTGTAGTAATTGTAGAATTACCACCTATACCAAAGAATCCATTATTCTTATCAGCGTGTTTGCGAACACCCATGACCTTAGGATCATTAGCATTGTATTCAACACTATATCCCTGTTGTCCAGCATGAATCCTATACGAAGTGTAAGGTCCAACCGGAGGATTTATTGTAGGTAGTTTATTTCTCTCTATAAGATGCCCCAAAATGCCAATGTGAGCAACACCAAAAAATGTTCCTATCGCCAATGCCGCCCATTTAAATGGAGATCTTTTAGTTTCCATGATTACATCTTATAAGGTTCGTCAGACTTTGGAATTGTTTGTGTTGTTATTTGAACAGGTGCCTGCTCAATACGAATCGTTTGTGCAGGTGCAGTTTGTGCTGCAGCAGCAATCAATCTTTCCATATCTGCTTTTGTAATTCCACCACCGTTAGAACCGCCATTACTATCACCAGATTTCTTTGCTGCCTGGACCCCGAACGTAGCTAAAACCCCAGTGAACACTGATGCAATGAAAGTTGGATCCAGTTTCTGCTCGGGAATTCCCAGTGCTGGTGGGAGTTTGATATATGCCAGAGTGAGTATACCCCCAGACCAAACCAGAATTCCTAAACGAACAAAAGTAGAAAGGATGGCAAGTTGCTCTTCCTTATCATCTGCTGCCTCCTTAAGTTTCCCAAGAATACCTTTTTTCTTTTCTTTAAGTTCTTCTTTTTTTGAATCCTTCACATCGCTACGAACTTCTGGCATTGGTCACAAACAAAGACAACTTTATTTAGTGCCGTAACTAGTTCCATCAATTTTCATATAATTATTCTCCACCAACCATTTACGAGTTAGGGGAGTGGGTTCATAGTCCGTCCACATAGACCCACGAGCACAAGATTCAAGTGCTTCCATAGTCATGTCCTCAGTGCGTCCTGCCCATTGTGCTTCTGCTTCCCATGGTACAGCAGACTCTGGATAAGTACGCTCTACCATCACACGCCATAGCATAGGCACATCCTCCTCTGGTTTAATAATAGCAATATAATTATTATTAATAGTTCCCGCCATACAATCCTGTGCAGCGTGCCATCCTTCGTGACGCATAACCATCATCAATGCACCAGGACTACCCATGTAATCTTTGTTCAGAAAAAAGTTATTACTTACAGTATGATAAACACCGCGATGATTAATAGGGAAATACTTTTCATCTGCTAGAAACACCTTAACTCCGACCTGATTAAGGGCAACGAGCATTCCGTTGAACTCGTCAGCAACAGGATAAAAATCATCAGTATTAGAATACTGAGAAGATATGTCAAGTAAACTGAATACTTCTTCGACTCCATCGGTGCATTCGCGTAGTAGCATACACCCCATAGAATCCATAGTATTATAACCCTGGGTGATCTTAGAGTTATCAGCAATTGCTGGAGCAGACAATGATGCTGCTGCCAAAAGACTCATAATAATTTTTTTCATGTTTAGAAAGAAAGTGAAGGAACATCAGCACCACCTGTTGTGGAAGGAACGCCAGGAATAGGACCACCAGTTGTACCAGGAAGTTCTGGTATAGCACCATCAAGCATTCCGGGAAGAGCACCTGTGATTGCCTCAGTGGCATGTTTAGTAACTTGTTGTTTTACACCATCAATGATGGAATCTTTTTGAAGATATACGTAGGTAGCACCACCCACGATACCTACAACCCCAGCGAATGAAAGGACTGCTAACGCATTAATTACCTTTTGCATAATAGTAAGCCTCGTAATATTTGACAATGCCATTACAATTTACATTGCCTTGTGAAACCCAATCGTGAGCACATTCGTATATAGATTGGTTTGTATATTTAGATTTTCTATTATTATCAAGACTTCCACCAAACTTAGACAAAAGTATAGAAAGTGCTTGCTGCCTTATTTTAATTCTCTCTTCATTATAACGCCAGTCTTCTTTGCTCATTAAAATTGTCCCACACCAGTGCCAGAACTCCAACCACCTGGACCTTCATGGAAGTTTTCAGAACCACCAGGAGGATTAATATGGAGAGTTGTAGATTTATTCTTGGTAGCTATATTATACATCACTTCATGGATGTTGTCAGGTTCTTTTGATGCACTTACAACTTCAGGTTTAGATTCTTCTTCAATCTTCATTTGTTCTTCACGTTCAAGTTGTTTTTCAGATTTAATTGGCGGACCAAACCAAGCATCAGTTTGCAATTCTGAAGGACACGCAACACCAACATAGGGTTTAACATATTCTAGTGGATCATTTTCAAGTTCCTTACAAGCCACTGATTCATCATCAATGGCACACTCCAAGTGTTCATCTTTATTAAAGAGTTTGTCTAGAATTTTTTTGATCATGCCAATACCATCTTCTTAGTGTAGTTATATGCGTAAGTTTCTCTTGCTCCTTTGATACCCCAACCCAACCAGTAGAATGCAGGAACCATGTATTGACGAACGGTTTGTCCACCGCCTTCAAACATGGGAAGGTATCGTTGGAAAATATTTTCGTTAATCATATAACGAGTCTGACACTCTAGAGTACTAGGATCACATCCATACTTGGATGCAAAGTTACCAAGACCTTTGTAGCGGTTTATTGAAGTCCACTGAATCAATCCATACCCACCACTATGACAGTTCTCATATGCCACTCTAGCACCACCCTCACAGATGTTAGGGACAAACATAGATTCCTGTTGAATATTACCCAGGATGGTAGCCAGAGCATTACGATCAGTAATCCTAGTTCCCTGTTGCAGTGCCTCAAGAACATGCTTCTCTGCAGGAGTGCAATCAGGACACTGCCAGGTCTTTGATTTTGGTTCTTCCTCCACAATCTCAGGAAGAGGAGATAGTGCTCCTGTTGGACTTGGAGCAGTACATGCCAGCAAGAGTGCTACTGTTCCTAATGTAATTGTAATCATAATAGTTAATGTTTTTCTTTTAACAATTTAATTTCTAGTTCTAGCTCCTCAAGACGTTGTTTGAGTTCGACAATCATATCATATAGATTGTCACATTGCACATTTCCATCAAAGTCTTCTCTCATTTGAAAATAGGTTGCACTTGTTGTCGGTGTTGCCTCAGCATTTCTGGGTCATTACCGTAGTATCCCATATTATAGTACACACAGTCCATAAAACGCAAGGAGTCTCTTGTCGCATCCACAGTAAAATAATCACAGTATTCTACAATCTCTTGAGGAACTGTGACCTGCGGTGGTGGATATTTATATGAAGATGGATCATCAATAATCATCAATCTTCCTGACCATAGTAACTACATTGCTTTCGGTTTTCTTCTGATTCCGAACACCACGCTTTTACATAAGCATGGACATCAATATCCATTGTATGATGAGCATGTGTATGTATCATCTGAATCATAATAAGGACGCCAATGGTTAACAGATTAACCTGAGTGACCGGATGGGATAGAACCTTGAGTAGGACCTTGAGGATCTTTCCAATCATAAAAAAGGGGATGCCGTCGCATCCCCACTATAACACCTAGATGTCTAGTTTGTCAATATGAACTTCAGAAGCTGTACTTGAGACCCAACTTGCCACCATAACCGTTGTTGTCGTTGTCATCAGCGGTCAGGAAGGAGAGTTCTCCATAGACACCAACAGCATCGGAAACGGGGATACCGAGACCTGCCTTACCAGAGAACTGGGTATCAGTGTCAGCACCGTCAACAGCGACGATTGCAGGGCCACCCTGGACATAGTAGGAAGCACCAGACTCACCAATTTCGCCTTCATAGCCAATGTGCAGATCGGTGGTTGCACCGATGTAATCTTCGCCAACCCAACCAGCGTTGGTCTCAACGTTGACGTAAGGACCGGCTAGGGCAGCAGCAGGGGCGAAAGCAACAGCAGCGACAGCTGCAGCGATAGTCGTTTTGAACATTTGTTTTTCCTCGTTTAGTTTACTTGCGGAATGGTTACCCGCAGATGAAAGGGATTTCGACAATCCCGTTGTGTTTCCTTTTGTTACAGAAATTACTCTCTGACAAAAGGTTAAGTATTTATACTACTTGAACTTGTGGATCTTGTCAACCTTGGTTCGGTTGTCCCGAAGGTTCAGTGACGCGACCCAGATAAGGATCATAGTTCATATAGTCAGCAATGTCAACACTGGCACCCTGTTGCTCCCAATAATTAATCAGTGCATCATGATTGCCCTTGTGAAATGCGTTGATGTGTTCCGGATGAATAGAAGATCCCAATTCAGTTTTATATACCAAAAGAGGCATAGAAAAAGTATTACCAGAATTATAAATCAAATCATCAGCAACAGCACGGGGTTTTACACCTTGATCCAATTTGTACTTGTCACCCCGTGTATGAAATTTTAGCAGTTTTTCGGCATGATGTCTAGTGATTAAGTAACACGCTGTAGAGAAATTGTTAACAAACCTTTTATGAAGTTTCACATGAATATCTCCAGTGCAAATAATTGCAATCTGAAACACATCCCAATCATAAGGAAGATGTCCAATGAGTTCAGTCCAACTAAAATTCCAAAATCTAACAAGATCTAAACTACAATCATCCTCCATCATGATTGCATAAGGACTATCAGAAGTATCAAGCCAATGCCTCATTGCTTTTAGGTGACTGGTGACACAACCAATCTCACCCGAATTCATATTGTCTGGATACTTTCCTGAAATGATATCACTTAGGTCATCATCTCTACCATCATAGGCAGAGATACGAGTTACCTTATCTTCTATCTCCCAATACTTAAATTGGGTTTGCATATACTCCCATCTCTCTGGTTGATCATCCAGATTGATACAATATATTGGTCCGATGTTTCGTAACTTGTACGCGGACTTATTTTTATCCATTAAATTACTTTCCATCTTTCGCAATACAAATCAGAAGTGTCTTTATCGGCATAGTCAGAACCAAACCACATGCTTGGTGCTATGACTTTTTTATTTGGGTTTTTAATCAACCAGGCACCCCACCATGACATAGAACTATTAGCAATAATAGCATGATCACAGAGAGACATCAAGCACATATCAAGGTAAGGAACCAGTGCTCCATCAGAGTGCTTATCTTCTGGTTCAGAGAACATAAATCTATCTCCTTGAAATATCTCCTGCTCCTTACACCACTCAATTGAGTCAGAGAACACAACCACAGGTTGTTCATCATCAAACTCTGCCAGTGCCTTCTCATAGTATTCAAGCGGTTGCACAGGGTGCTGGTGAGCAAGATTTACATATGCCCACTTAAACCCTCTCTTGTCAGCAAGTCCAGGATCACCGCGACGGACGTGGAGGAAAATTGGATTAATGTCTAATTGACAGATCATTCTCTGACAAGGTTCTAACCACTCACTTTTGAATGTGAAGTCCTTACGGATATCATCTTCGATGTGTTTGAAATACTTTTCAGTCTGAAAGAACCCATAGATGTTTGCATTATCAGGGCACCTGTTAAAGATGTCCTCATCAAAATGAAAGTGTTTTTCTTGAACTACCGTTTCATATTCGGTGAATCCAATGTTTTTGTTAGTAGATAATTCAAATGCTTCTAACAATCCATAGTTATCAATTTGGACCTGAGAGTTCTCTGGTGGGATTGTATAGTCAAACCCACGATTAGCAGCAATACCTTTCAGTGCTGCATACTGGAACATCTGATTACCAAACCTACCAATGGTTCCAATATGATTAAACCCAATCATCTTTCATAGCCTCAAATACTTTAGCAATACCATCTTGCATATTAGTTCTTGGCAACCACCACCCAGTAATATAGGTATCTGCTTCATTCCTCTTATCCAACTGAACGCTATCCTTTGCAAGACCAGGTTTAATTTTAATTGGTTTGCCGATCAATGCAAACTGTCCAGAAATAATTGCGGCAACATCTTTAATAGTAGTTGCATGGAAAGAAGTAATATGCAAAGGATCTTCTGGTTTGAAGTCAGTGAAGTTCTCCATCACTGTCTCCAGTGCTTCGCAGCAGTCCTCTGCATAAAGAAACTGTCGTTCTTCAGTGCCATCAGTCATCATCTCAAAATCACCTTCTTCAAATCCTTTACGGATGAAGTCGGTGATGACATGTGCCTTTTCAAGATCTTTTTCAATACCATACACATTCCAGAACTTAACAATAAGACCCTTAAGTGTAGTGGTATACATCTCACCAACACGCTTCATAACACCATATGGAGAGTAACTCATATTACTCATTTGAGATGATGCAAACACGAAACGCTTATGATACTTCTCAAGAAGACCAAAGACTTGTGCCATCATACGAGTATTGTTATCGATGAATTTAAAGGTATGCTGATACTTTTTCAGATACCTAGATCCACCAACATCGAATGCCAAAAAGAACACAAAGTCTGCATTTTTAATAGCACGGTCTAGATTATGGTTAGGAATTTGCGTAAGGTCCTCACCGTGGTGTCTAGCAACATCAAACTCTGTTACCTCATGACCTTTGCCACGAAGATATTCTGTTAGGTATGCACCAATTTGACCCGAAGATCCCAATACTGTGACTTTCATGTTAGATATGATAATTAGAATTATTTTTTGATAGATGCACTATCTTCGCTTCAAAATCACATGCGTCAGCAAAGTCTTCTGGGTATGCATATGACGAAGGTAAAGTATGTACTCTCTCTTTGTTCTCTATGAAAAATTTATTTAGATGGCTTTCATCGTGCCACACTGCTATTATATCATCTTTTAGGTCATCATTAGTTCTGTTCTGAAGTTCATCGATTAGTTCAAATACATAGGGAACTTTACCACCCCACAGACATCCTTGCCAGTAGGTTGAGACATCATCATCCTCTGTGATAGAGGCACGACACTTAGGGTTCGTCTCAAAGGCACCAGGGAACTTACCGTGTGGTTGCATACCAAGGAAGTGGCACGGGTGATGCACCCCAAAGAATGGTTTACTAGGATCAAAGAATTCTTCTTCAGTAATATCACTAGTCACCAGAGCATCAGCATCAATGAAGACAAACCAGTCGTTCTTCATAATCTCTTGTCTTGCCTGATTGAGAATCTCAAATCTTTTAAGAGTAATGAATGGCCAGTCTAAATGATCTTGCTGATAATAGATCACATTATCAGGCATCCCATCTAATTCTCCATCTGTAAAGACTAAAAATGTCTTTTCAGACTCTGGTAGGAAGTGCTCTTCAATGTGCTCATAGTAATTAGGAAGATAGTTCAAATACTTCCCTGTTCCTATGAAGCAGATTGCAACCTTATTCTTTTTATTCTCAATCATCTTCTCAACATTTGGTATGAAATAATTTTGAATTACATTGGTCCAATCAAACTGCTTAGAGTATTCCAAGATTTCATCTCTATTGTTCACAGAGTATTCTCTGTTCTCAATTATTGCTCTTTCAACATACTCCAGGTCATCAACTTTGTCCTCAGGGATTACAGTGATGAACTTCTTACTCAAGTCAAGATTTGCTGTTGCCCACTGACTTACGACAACTCCAAGACCAGCAGCGAATGCCTCCATAATAACAAGTGAGTGTGCCTCACCATCAGATAGAAGCACAAGGTTTCCATAGTCAGTCAGATTATCATACAGATAATCCTTTTCCCATTCACCAAGATAGTTTTTAGATTGATCGAATCTATGATCTACAATGTTACCTGCATACCATAGACTATCTATTGACTGGAAGAAGCATTGCCTCTTCCTGTAATCAACCTTCGCAAGAAAGATAGATCTGTCAGCAAACTTAGGAGTGTCAGTCACTCTAAAGTTATCTGACATAACTCCATTAGGATTTAAGTATAACCTATCCGATGGAATATTACAATCACTCTCATACACTTTGTTAATACCATCAGACAATCCAAAGACTGCTGGTTTAACTTGTCCAAAAACATCAAAAACCCTTTGCTTATACGGACCCAGTAGTTCAGGTCTTTCAATATAAGCAAAGTGAGTTGTTATAGCACAAGGATATCTAATGTATGGATACAGAGGAACCCAGTCATCGTAGTTGATATGTACGAAGTCTGGTTTAAACTCCTCAATCATACCCAGAATCTTCATCGGATCTCCGATGTTTATGATCTGAACTTCATGTCCTAACTTCTCTAATGTTATCTTATAGTCCCAGATCAAAGACTCAACAGCACCCCATCCCTTTGGTGGGATAGGGGTGTCTGGTCCAATAATACTAATTCGCATTGGGTTCTAACTTCTCAACATTCTGAGCATAGAGTTTAACAAGGCTCTCCCAAGAGAAGTTATCAATACCAAACTGTCTGATCTCATCTCTCATACCAATAGAGACCTCACGATTCTCCTTGATCTTCTCCTCTACATATGGAATGTCCTCAAGTTTGTCATCAGGAATCACCGTAACAAAGGGCAGACCTTCAGGCAGATCATGTGCGGCATACTTGGAGATGACTACACCAAGTCCATTGATGATTGCCTCCTTTACAACCAGAGGTGTGCCATTCTCTCCGTCAGACAGCAGGACAAGACTTGCAAAGTCAGTGAAGTGCTCACGCTTATAGTCATCACTCCACTCACCAAGATAGTTTTTAGACTGATCGAACGGTGTGGCACCAGTATCTTTTCCTACGTAGTCAATAGACTCAATATCTTGATACAACCACTGCTTCTTACGGTGATAGATCTGTCCCAGATACAGGGAGCGGTCAGGTTTCAGTGCCTCACTGCGATAGGTAAATCGCTTGTGGTTGGCACCATTCTCAGAGAGAAGAAGTGTACTCTCATCTGCTCCAGCATTCTTGAAAGTCTCATAATCTTTCTTTGAGATACAGAAGACATAGTATTTCTTATTGTTGATGATCCAATCGAAGATACGATCATACCCATCACGGCGATGCATATGTGGTTGATCAATGTAAGGATAGTGACTACTGAATGCTAACTTAGGAATG